AAGATATGACGACCATAGGTGCAGAAGCAACTGTATGCGACATGGACGAGATAGGTGCACAATGGACGACTACAAGTTGTTTTGGTCGTTATGCCACCGTTGATCAAAGCTTACCTAAGGACCAAAGGTGGCAGTTAACTAGAGAGCTAACCACAGTTATTTTGCGCATGTATTCCCAAGAAGATAGAAACTCTAATTCAGTTGTTAGGGGCATCTTGATTCACGGCACTAATCATTACGACTCAGTTTATGAGCAGTACCCAGACTCTTGGGGATGCATTAGGCTACTACCAGAAGAAATTCTTGATTTGGCAGAGCATTTAGATAACGGTGTTAATCAGATATATATTTTAGATAGAGAATGGCATGGATAATAACGAAGACATTACGGTTACATTTAAATTTGATGTAGCAGTTGCCGCTCTTGCATCAATAGAAGCGGCGAAAGACCGAATTGACCCAGATAGGGTTGAATACAAGCAACGCCTTTATGATGCTCAAAAAATATTTATGGATGCTCTTGACGTCACCTAAACTATAATTTCAAGCTTCTTTTTAAGCCCCATACCTAAACCAGCGCATAGATTGAAAGCGTGTACAGAAGCATCAACTTGGTCATCGTGTACGTGAGCCTCTGGAAAAGCAGACATTTCGTCAATGTAGTCAGTATTCCAGTTGCCACGAAGCAATCTTACGTTACCGTTAGCTACTGCAGCTGACATCGGTTTAGCTCTGGTTTCCTTGTCACCCGTTGCTCGTTGTCCTGCAAAAGCGTAGCCTGACAAAACATAACGTGCGTATTGATCAATTAAGTTTTTACCTGCAGAGCCGGGTTCTTGCTCCATTTGAATTGATATTTCGGGGCCATCTTCTTCAGCGGTTTCTCTTATAAACTTTTCTACTTTATCTCCTTTTGCTCGTATGCGCCTAACATCTAGAACATAGAATACGCCTTCATGCATGGCCCCTAGGCAGCCCACTGTCCAGTCAGGATCGGGATAAGAGGGGCTTGGCTCTGTTCCTGCTAAATCCCAAAATCTAACTATCTCTGTATCTTTAGTAAAATCTGGTATTTCTGCTGGCTCAAGTATTTCAAATTGAGTTCTATCAAACATTGATCCTAAAGTCGTTGCCCACCAGTCTCCAAATTCTAGTCGCTTTCTTTCAACTGGGTCTAGCTCTGCAAGAACCGCTCTATATGATTCTGGGTCTATGCCCGGATTGTCTGTAAGTTTTGAGGGTACGAATATTCTACCTTTGTCCGTGCCTTCTACTAAAAATCTTTGTCTTACCCAGTTGGGAGCAGGGTTAGTAGCTGCCCGCATTCTTAAAGGAACTTGTGATAATGGCCCAGTAGAAGGTCTACGAAGACGAGAGAAAAGATACCTGTAGTCAGCTTCTCGTATTTCTGTAACTTCGTCCATGCCGATAAATTGAAATTCAGAACCTTTATACCTTAGGTAATCTTGACTATTATTTAAGTATCCAAATGTAATTCTGGCTCCACTAGGGAAAGTAGCAGTGTATTGGTTTGCGTTCCAATGAATATCATCGTAATTAGATATCCATTCTCTAAACCTATCCATAAGAGCGCCGGGAAGCGCTAAGTCAGCATAGGTTCTACGGAAAAGAATAGCGGAATAGTTAGGAACATCTACATATTGCAATGCGGCCATAAGCAGCGCAGAGCTTTTACCTCCGCCAGCAGCTCCTCCGAACAAAACCTCTTGTGCTGTAGTTTTTAAAAAGACTTTCTGAGTAAGAGAAGGCTCTTCTACCCAGTAATCTGAACTTTTTGGTTGAAGCCATTGATGTATGGATTCCCAGTTTGCTTCCTCTAACGCCATTTTTTAGTTGTCTCCTTGACAAATTATTGATACACTATTATTATAATGAAATTTTTATCAAAATACTTAAATCGCTCTAACGCCGCCCATTTGCTAATATGTGGGGGTATAATAACATTAGCCCTTGGTATTAGTATAGTGCATATAGGGGCTGGAATTGCAAGCGGTGGACTACTAGCTGTCTGGTATGGCTACATTTTAGGGGCTGAATAATGGCGTGGAACCCAACAACTAATAAATCTTTTGAAAACTTAACTGGGTTGCAGAAAAAAGCAGCTATTTCAGTAGGCGCACCCATAGCCTATAGTCCTAGCCTGCAACCCAAAACAGGCTATCATGATGGTTGGGATATAACCAAAGCATACCAAGATGGGGTAGCTAAAATAACTTGGGTGTTTAGATGTATTGATGTGATTGCTTCTAACCAAGCAAAACTGCCGATGATTTTTAGAAGGGATAATAATCCATTTGGAGAGGTTGTAACAAATGACAGCGTATTAGAAGTATTTAATAATACTTCAAACATTGGAGAGAATGCCTTTGCTTTTAGATACAGGTTGTCTGCTCAGCTCTTAATGAGCTCACGTGGAGTCTTTATAGAGGTAGTTAGAGATAGGCTTGGTGACCCAATGGCGCTGCATCTGCTTCCCCCACAAGACACTGCTCCGATACCCCATGTATCAAAGTTTGTTTCAGGGTATGAAGTTAAACTTCCTCAGGGCGATAAGAGAATCATAAAGCCGGATAACGTTATTTGGATAAGGCGACCACATCCACTTGATCCCTATCTTTCTATGACCCCAATGCAGGCCGCTGGTGTAGCCATAGAGGTAGAGAACCTAGCGAAGGTTTATAATAGAAACTTCTTAGTAAATGACGGAAGGCCGGGCGGACTTTTGGTTGTTAGGAGTGAAATAAGTGATGAAGATAAGGACGAACTAAGGTCACGTTTTCAGGGCAACATATCAAGAGCTGGAGCTGTTGGTGTTATAGCCTCGGATGATGGTGCTGACTTTGTTGACACCGCAGCAAATCCAAGAGATGCTGCATACATACAGATGCGCACTCTTAATAAAGAAGAAATACTAGCAGCCTTTGGTGTACCAGAGTCAATTATTGGTAACTCTGCAAATAGAACATTTTCTAACGCCATGGAGGAAGGTAAGGTCTTCTGGATGGAGACAATGGAGCCACACCTTGATTTAATTGCAAGATCTTTTGATCCGATTAGCGACGAATATTTTGTAGATTTTGATACAACTGGTGTGCCTATCCTAATCCTATCTCAGCAAGAGCAGAGCCAGTTTCATTTACAAGAATTCCAGCAAGGATTAATAAGCGTAAATGAATATAGAAGTAGGACTGGCAGAAAGAAAGTTGTTTCTGATATTGCGGATTCATTATTATCTAACCCAAATCTTACGCCTATTGCCAACACTGAGAAGCCTATGGAAGATCCAAATGCGCAAGCAGCCGCTGGAGCAGTGCCCGGAATGGCTGGTGGAGCAGCTCAGATTGGTGCGCAGATGGCAGGAGGACAGCCACCTGCAGGAGCAGAAGGACAACCTGAAGGTCAAATTCCTGCTGGTTTAGAGCCGATACCACAAGGCGGAGTTCAAGCTGGAGTTCCACTATCAGGGCAAGGAACTGATGCAGCTCAGACAGTAGCTGCGGAATTTAGTCCGGAACAAGGCGCTTTTGTTCCTTTAGGCACAGTTGAAGGTGCAGAAGACATAGAATTGCCTGCATCTCAGGTTCCTTCTGAACTTGATGACTTAGAGCCAGAGGAAGAAGAGGAGGGTGAGAAGAGCCTCCCTTTTCAACCAAATCCGATTTTTTAGGCGAGACTTGGGAAACTAAAGTTGAAAACTCAGTATCCTCTTTAGAAAATTCTTTCAAAAAAACATTAGATGACGTTATAGATTTTCAGGAAAAACTAGCGTTAGACTCGTTACAAGAGGAAAGCACAAAAGCCTTATTAGGTTTGGGGCCTCAAGCTGACTTTGCTTCTGTTGTTTCAATGGCAGAGCTAACCACTGCTTCTGAGCCCTTAGTTGCAGAAATGCAAAAGTCTTATGAAAAAGGAATATCCGACAACATTTCTGAAGGATACGGAGGCCAAGTTCAAGAAGACATTGCAAATGCGGCCATGTCTCAGCAAGTGTCTACTGTTAATTCCTTTAATTCAACTACTCAAAAGTATATAGTTAATGCTTTAGCGCAGTCGGCTGACATTAGAGGAGAAGACGAAGATATAGATGTTGTTTTTAAGATAATGCTTGCTTACTCTCTGATTAAAGGAATATTTAAAGCTCTTAGAGGGGACAGACGACGAATGATTCTAGATTCAGGAACATTGGGATCTTATAATATGGGCTTGTATGACTCTGCGTTAAATGATCCTAGTATTAAAAAAACGTGGATAACGATGGCGGATGGCAAGGTTAGAGAAACTCATAGAATTTTGAGAGGCGATAATGTATCAATATCTGATCCTTTTATAGTCAATACAATACCAATAAGGTTTCCTAGAGACCCATTAGCGCCTCCTTCCCTTACAATTAATTGTAGGTGTTTCCTTAAATTTAGTAGATAGTTTATATAAAGTATTTAAAAACAATTTATATAAAGTGTGCTTGCGTCATAGTCTAGATTGCTGTACTATATAAGTGTTCGGAACATAAAATTGAGGTGTTATGACAACTTTAACTATAGATTCAGTGGTTACCCCTGAACTTTCAAGCGATGACGACGTTGCTTTTAAGGCTATTTCAGGTCAAATTGGGGTAGATAAGGCACAAGGCATTGTAGAATGCTTTGTATCTGCAATAGGAAATAAGGATTCAGTCGGAGATATAGTAATGCCCGGAGCATTCAATTCGTCTCTAAAAAGAAGAAAGCCTCGTGTGGTTTGGGGTCATGATTGGAATCAACCCATAGGCAAAGTCATTGACATCTACGAAGTGCCTAAAAGCGACCCAAGGTTGCCAGAAAAAATGAAACAGGCAAAGGTTGGTGGTCTTTTTGCAAAGGTTCAATTTAATTTGAATACTGAAAGAGGGCGTGAAGCATTTGCCAACGTTGCTTTTTACGGAAATGAGCAAGAATGGTCAATTGGTTATAAAACTTTAGTAGCTGATTTTAATAACGAAATCCAAGCAAACATGCTAAAAGAAGTAGAGCTTTATGAAGTTTCTCCAGTTTTACATGGAGCCAATCAATTAACAGGCACTATTTCTGTTAAAGACGCTGAAGAAAAAGGGGGATTGCGCCAAACACAAAACGCTGACCCTTCAGATGCACGTTCTGTTTTAAGGACAGCCCTTTCTCAGGCTCTTAATCGTCCGATTGAAATAGTAAACATGGATGAAAACACAGTAGTTTTTGAATCTGCGCCGGGAATGGTTTGGCAAGCTGGCTTTCATCGTGAAGGAAATCGCTTTATGGTTGGCGCTCCAACCAGAGTAAAACCAATGACAACATATGTTCCTCTTGACGGAGGAGTGTCTGAAACGCTTCCACAAAGTGGAGGAGAGGCTGAAAGGATGGAAAGGAAGCCAATGACAGCATTAAAAGCAGAAGGAATGCATGGTGTTCTCATGCGTGACGGAGAAGAAGAGAATGGAGAGCCAATTGACCCAGAAGGTTTTTCTGGAGAAGATACAGCTTTATCTTGGGCAATGACACTAGGGTGCGAAGGATTCCACTCTGAAGGTGGCAGATTCTTCCCATGCAAAGACAGAGAGACATATTTAGAATCCCTTAAAGCATTTGACAATAACGCAAACATAAGCGAATTTAATGATTATGTTTCAAGTGCAAATGTTACAGAAGACGAAAGCGTCGTCAAGAAAGACGCAGAGCCTTGTTCCTGTGATACAGAAACAAAAGGCGGAGGTAAATATAGGAAAGGCCCATCAAGCGCTGTCCAAAGAGACCCAATGGCCCTGCTTCTTATGGCATATAATGCTATGATTCCGCTTACAGGCGCAGGAAAAGAACGTGAAGCTACACTAGCTTTAATATCCATGGTTGAAGATTTCATGGTTAAAATGAGAGAAGAACAAGTTGAGGTAGTAATTGCTTCTGAAAAAGCAACTTCAGGGTTTGTTGTAAATCTCAAATGCGGTGAAGCTGAAGCGTTTGAAGTTTTGGATAAAGTTAAAACTTTACCAGTTCTTCCAGTAAGAACAGAAGATGGAATTGATCTTCTGTTTGCGAAAGATTACGAACATGATGATCTCTTAGAAAAGGTTGCCTTTTCTATAGCTGGTCTGTCTTTTGAGCCAAAGGTTTCTAGCAGATTTGAACAAGACCATCTTGACACAGAAGCTAATATTAACTAGACTAAGTTAAGGAACTTTTAGGAGAAAACAATGGAAAACAACGAACTAGAAGAGCAATTAGCGGAGTTAGAAAAGCTTCATGCTCAACTAGAAAGCACTGAAAAGAAATCAGAAGAAGAAGCCGAAGAGGTTGCTGAAGAGGAAGCTGAAGAAGCTGAAGAAGCGGCTGAAGAGGAAGCTGAAGAAGCTGAAGAAGCGGCTGAAGAAGCTGAAGAGAAATCGGAAGAAGACCAATTAGCGGAGCTGGAGAAGCTTCATGCTCAACTACAAAACACTGAAGTAAAATCAGAAGAAGAAGCTGAAGAAGCTGAAGAATCTGAAGAAGCTGAAGAAGCTGAAGAATCTGAAGAAGATGCAGAAGAGAAAAGTGTTGAAGGTGATGCAGCTGAAGAAAAAGGCTATGGATCTATGCATGATCGTGATGATAAAGACGAAGATGGCATGGAAGATATGTTTGATACAGTAGAAGAAGCTGTTGAACGAGCCACAGCTTTAGGCTGCGAAGGAACTCATGAAGCTAATGGCAAGTTTATGCCGTGTGCTACTCATGATGAGTGGGAAAGCATTACGTCAGGAAAAGCCTATGGTTCCATGGATGATGACGACGATGAAGAAGATGAGAAGAAGAAAGAAGATACCGTTGAAATGGCAGAAAAAGCTTCTAGAATTCTTGAAAATCTTACACGGGAAGCTGACGAAGACGAGGATGAAAATCCTGATGTTCCTTCTGTTTTCTTGTCTAAAGCTGACTTTGATGATAAGTGTCACACTGGAGAGTATCTAAATTTGAAAGAATATGGCGAGTTAGATGAAGACGCTAAAGAAGCTTTTGAATTGGTTCAGATTTATGATGAAGATTCTGAAAAAGGTTATGGCATGCGATATCGCAGACGTAACCCTCTTAAAAGAAATATGGAATACAAAGAAAAATTCTTTGATTCGGCTGAAGATGCAGCAGAAGCGGCAACAGCTTTAGGATGTTCAGGCGCACATGAAGCGGATGGTAAATTCTTACCGTGTGAAAGCCCTGAAGAATATGCAAAGCTTACAGGACAAGGCGAAGCAGAAGGAATGGAAAGAATGGGCAAAAGTGAAGACTTCTTGTGCGGCTTCCAAAGAAAATCTGTGATGCAGCCATGCGATTTCTGTAGAGGTGGATGTGCGCCAGAAGGTGACCTGCCCGGTTTAGCTGATATTGAATCAATGGTTAAGTCAGCGTATCAAGGTTCTGAGGTTGTAGGGTCTGGATACTCAAGCGCTGATGATATATTTGTTCTTGATGTCAAGCGTGCAGATGGTTCTGCAATTGAAATATTTATGTCTGGAGAAGGCGAAGAGCTAGGCTGGTTGAAGATTGACGAGCAGCTCTTAGAAGAAAAACAAGCTGCCCCTATAGATATAATATCACAGTCAGATGCAGAATATGCTGCTGTGAAGGCAATAGGTGGAGAAGCTTATAGTGTATCCCCAGACATATTTAACAATGAAGATGTCTATGTAGTTCAACTTGAAACAGCTGATCAAAAAAGCTTTGATGTTTTCGTTGACATGGGTGGAAAAGTACTAGGGTATGATGAATACGAAGTAGAACTGCCACTTTCAGATGAAGATGAAATAAAAGCATTAGAAGCAGAGCTAGAGCTGAAGAGAATGTACAGTAGAGAGCAAAGAGAAGAAATGGCTGAAAATGGGGATGCCCTCCCTGATGGGTCATTCCCAATAGCTGATGAAGCTGATTTGCGAAACGCTATACAAGCATACGGACGTGCTGCCGATAAAGAAGCGGCCAAAGCTCATATCATGAAACGTGCTGAAGAGCTAAGTTTAGAAAATCTTATTCCTGAAGATTGGATGGTAGGTTCAGGCGAGCAAGGCGCAAAGCCAGAAGAGCCAGAAGCTGAACAAATGATGGAAGAAGAAAAAGGCTTAGAGGATCTTGGTATAGATATTAATGAAGCTTTAAAAGAGTTTGAAAGTCTAAAAGAAGAATTTGACGGACTTTCCTGATAACCTTTAGGAGGGTTAAATGACGCCTAACACGGCATGGGAAAGAATACGCTTGGCAAACCAAGCTCTGTATAATATCGGTTCAAAGACTATTTTAGGAGACGTCTCTTACGATCTTTTGGTTGACGAAAGTGGTAATGAGCGAAAAGTATACG